GCAAACCCTTTACCAGAACCCGCACCACCAGCCATAAATACGATCTGACCATATCTTTTACCCTGATTAAACATAATCAGTTTTTCAGTAAGCTCCATTACATCTTCTGTCAAATAATCCATTTCAAAATCTTCTGTTATAAAATCCATAAACCTTAACATATCTATACCCCCTGACTAGGTATTTCTCCAAAATAAGAATCCTTTGCAATCTCTATTACTGTATCATGTCGCATCATTGACATTGTGTTTCTAACATTCAAAACTAAATAATGACCAGATAATAAAGGATCTTCAGCTCCCTCAGCACCCTTTGATGGATAATACAAATATATCACATCACCAGCTCTTGTCCTGATATTACCTGGCAGTTTTAAAGTAATCTTGTAGGTATTTATCTGTTGTAATTGTGATACACGTGCCTGTAATGTTCTTTCCCTTATAGATGTATCCCTACTTCCCACTACCGAACCGCCAAAAAGTTGATAATGCTGTGGAATCAAAAATCTTTTACTGTCATAAGTTTCTTTAAATTCGTCAACATCTTCATGCAAAAAAGACCAATCCTCTAAATGCTCATACGAATCAAAAGATTTTTCATAATCAAACTTATAAGTCTTGACAGATCTTTTAATAATATCATGCTCTACCATCGTACTAGAATACATTCCCAATGCTAAATTCTGTATTAAATCAAAATTAGAATCTATTTGAATTTCCGAAACAGTATTCGCAGCTTCAACACCGTCAATATCTCTAGCACCATATATAAAGGTATCAATCTTTTCATCATCAATATCAGCTACCAATGTCTCCAGCGAAACAAAATTAAACCCATCAAAGGTTTCAAAGAAAACATAATTAGCTCCTTTCCTATCCCTTGAGACTGAACGACTACATAACCAATCAATCAATTTAATAGGATGCCAAAACGGGCTGATCATATCAATCAATCCTCTAGTCTCCTCTATCTTAATCGGCTTATCCAATAATCCAAGTGTATCTGACCAGACTGTATTAACTATATCGGATGCTGTCATCGAACTAAAAGATCTGTCTACTACTAGCTCCTGATTCATTATATATTCTACTGATATAAATTCCAACGAATAAGTCTTACCACTACCTGTAATTTCTACTACATTCTTAACAGAATAAACCCTAAAAAATACATGAAACCAATCTGTATCATTTCCATTATCACAAGAAAATAGCATATCTATTGTTTCATATCCACATATAGGAAAAGTACTTAACAGATTAGACGTATCCCTTAATGATATGCTACCTGATAGCACCCCTTTGAATATACTTTCATATATATTAATCTCGATCAATAAAGCAGAGATAGACAATTCTTGATCATGCAAAGGTGTAGATAAGTAGACATCAGTCAGTTGGTATTCGCCGGGTATTCTTATCTCTGAAGATGGATTGGTAATGTATATAGCCATTATTTAATTTTCTTTTTAAATTCGTCCTCTATTCGATCTAAATAGGAATTATCTAATAATGCAACCTGACTTCTGGCTTCATTTAATTCTTCCTCATAATCCCAATTAGTAATTACTTTACCATCAGAATCTATATGGTGTGGCCCATAAATTTCATCTTTAGAAGCTTCATCAGATGTTACCTGAGAACCATCAGACCCTACCACATTAACATTTGCTCCAATATCATCACCATGATAAACTATAGTTTTTAAAGTAGGATTAAATCTAACAATAATAGCATTCCCAATATTTAAAGCTTCTTCAGGTGAAAATGATTGATAGATATTATTACTATTATACACATCTTTCAATATTAAAACTTTATTAGGATATTTTTTCTTCATGTAATTATAAAATTCTTCCTCTGACATAAACCAATCTGAATATGGATTCTCAACATCATTCATCATCATCACAATCCAATTTCTATTAGGATCACCATGAGCCAAATTAGCTAATCTTTCCGGCTTCTGAGTGCCATCAATATTCTGAAGATCATATGTTTGGATATAAGATTTTAAATCACTACGTAAAGAAACTCTACGAAATATATCAGTTACTTGCTTATAACTTCCACTTCCATCATTATCATAAACTGTTGTTGGAAAATTTTTAAAAAGTCCTTTAGCCATATCTCACCTACCTAAAATCTGTAATATCATTTTTAGTTCTTATCAACATCTCTTTAAAAGAAAATTCTATATCAACATCATTTGGAAAATTATTTTTAGATGGCTGAAAACTATCATTTGGTGTATTATTTACAGTCACAGTTTCCAAAATACATTTATTTAGTTTAGGTAGAAATGAATTATCAGTTGAACCAGACATAAAATGAATTTCCCACTCAGCTGGTTTCATTAAATCACTCCCGTTAAGTTCGGGGCTAGCATGAAACTGAATCTGATCAACTATCCGCTTCATATGTACAGATTCATCTAAACTAGTTGGAGTCATTTTATGAGTAAATGACCATTCTCTTTTATTCACATTCTTAAAATAAAAATCTTCAAATTCAAATGCGGCACTATTTCTCGTAACATTAGATTTTATACCTGATATTGTTTTACTCGCTTTCTTTCCAATCACATCAACAACACCACCAACACCACCTGAAAACAATCCTTCTCCCATCTTCTGTAGAAAATTTCTTTCATTATCCCATTCTGTTGTAACCCCATCACTAATACCAGCTGGTAAGGGAAATACAAAAACACTACTTAATTTACCTATATCATTTTCTACGCCCTCATACGCCATGTATATTATTTTATGATTTTCCGATCTTTGTGTAACAGCCCATGGTGGAGCATAATGAACTGCAGATGAAGTCCAAGTATTGCTGCCCCAAGGATTAGCTAATCCAGACTTGGTTTTTCCTGCATCCATCATTTGTTGGACTTTATATCTCAACGCGTCTTGTCTACTTCCTGCCATTTCATTTTCCCCTTATGTTATTATTTATAAATAGTTATATGTCTTATAAAGGTCGTTATACTCCTAAAAATCCCAAAAAATATAAGGGAAATAAAAGTAATGTTATTTATCGTTCTCTATGGGAGCGTAAATTCATGGTCTATCTTGATACCACTCCGCAAATAATATCTTGGAGCAGTGAAGAAATAGTAATACCATATATCAGCCCTAAAGACAATAAACGCCATAGATATTATCCAGATTTTCTAGTCACTGTACAGAATAATAAAGGTATACATACTTATTTATGTGAAGTAAAACCACTGAAACAATGTAGTCCACCTAAAAATAGAAAGTCTAAATACTTTCTGAGTGAACAGAGAACATACGCAGTCAATCAAGCAAAATGGAAAGCAGCAAAAGCTCTATGTAAAAATCAAGGATGGAGCTGGAAAATAATAACAGAAAAAGAATTAGATATATGAGAACAAAAATATTTCAAGACGTATACAGTCAATATAACAATCAGGGCAGAGAATGGCTAAGAGAAAAGGTACGTCTGCTTCAAACTAGAGGCAGAACCATAATAAGAGAAAACAGAGACTTATTACATCGTTGGCCACGAAAAGGAAAAATGTATATGTTTGCATATTTTCCAAAGGATAAAAATAGAGATAAATTAGAATATTTTGATGCTTTACCTCTAGTAATTCCAACTGATAGATATGGTAATAGACAGTATTTTAATGCTATGAATCTTCACTATCTATTTCCTCAAATGAGAAATAGCTTCATAGAATCAATTCTACAAAACGGCACAAGTCAAAGAAATATAAATAGAAACCTCAACAGATTTCTTACCTCTAGTGGAGATTCAAATATTATTATGAAAAGATACTCCTATGGAAGTTGTAGAAGTAGATTTCTCGAAATACCACCAGAAGAATGGGATTTGGCCATGGCACTACCAATAGAAGAATTTCGTAAGAAGCATAAAACGATAGCATGGAGAGATACAAGGGAGAAATTACTATGAGTTTTTCTGGAGCAGAATTTGTAAGTTATATCAATAGAAACAATGGTATAGCAGTAGGAAATAGATATAAAGTTGAAATAGAAGGCGGGCCCAAAGCACCAGTTCCTAGAGGTCTTGATTTAGTATGTCATACAGCTAAAATAATGGGTAAAGCATTTGAAGCAAATGCTCAAATATATGGCTATGGATCTGAATACAATCTACCCACTCATGAAATTTTTGAAGATTTATCATTATCATTTCATTGTACCTATGGATCAGGTGAAGATTTCAAAACCACAGGAATACCAGAATATAGATTTTTCGACAAATGGATGCAAGAAGTTATTAATCCAGTAAAAAATGAAACAGGATGGAAAAACGAATATCAAAAACAAATATATATAACAATACTAGATAATAAAAATAAAATTAAATGGAAACAAAAATTTATAAACGCATTTCCTCTATCTATTTCAGATTTAGAATTGGGTAGTACAGGAACAGAATTATTAACTTTTGATGTTACATTCACATACGATAACTGGTTAGCGAACGAAAATATATAGGAGAAACTAAATTATGGCATTACCAAAACTTGATGTACCAATCTATACTATGACTTTATTATCAGATGACCGTAATATACGGTATCGACCCTTTTTGGTAAAGGAAGAAAAAATTCTATACATGGCTATGGAAGGAAATGACAACGATGAAATGACATTAGCCATGAAACAAATAGTCAACAATTGTGTTCAAGAAACCATTGACGTAGATAAACTTCCACTATTTGACCTAGAATTTATCCTACTCAATATTAGAGCAAGATCTGTTAGTAATAAGTCCAATGTTCTGTACCCATGTGGTAGATGTGAAGAACAAATTCCTATAGAAATAGACCTAGAAGATATTACAATTTCTAATAAGCCTAAAGGAAAGAAAAATATTCAATTAACCGATACAATAGGAATCACATTGACCTATCCTAGAATAGACATGACATCAATGATTACAGAATCAGATGATGAACTATCTGGTATATGGAAAATAATAGAAGAATGTACAGAACAAATTTACGATGATGAAAATGTATATAATCTGAAAGATTCACCGCCAGAAGAAAGGCAAGAATTTTTTGATTCATTAACCCAATCACAATTCGCACAAATAAGAGATTTTTTTGATGACCTACCCAAATTACAATATATCAATGAATATAATTGTCCAGAATGTAGCCATCAAGGAACACTAATGATAGAAGGCATGGCAAATTTTTTCGACTAGTGTTGAGCCATGATAACCTGATGAATTTGTTCAAAACAAATTTCGCAATGGTTCAACATCACAAATATAGTTTCACTGAAATAGAAAGTATGATGCCATGGGAAAGAGATGTATATGTCCAGATGTTAGTAGAGCATGTGGAAAAAGAAAATGAAAGAATTAGACAGGAACAAGCTAAAATGAATAGGAGAAGATAATGGCTGATGAAGAAAAAACTGTAGCAGATCTTACAGCATCACTCAGAGCTGCCAATAGTATAATACAACAATTTAACGATTCTCAATCTAAACTAAAAAGTACAACTGATAAAGTCTCTGCTTCTATAAAAGATAATACTGTAAATCAAAAAGAATCTACAAAAAATCTTAAAGATGCATGGAAAGAACAAGAAGCTGTTATCAAGAAAGAAATTGCTGCCAATGAAGGAAATGCAGTTGTCCAACAAAATTTGAGAGAACAAATATCTAGGACTGAACTTCGATTCTCAGAACTAGAAAATACTATAGAATCTGCAGATTTTGAAACAGGATTCAGTGCATTGAAATCAGAATTACATAATGTTCCCGGCGTCATTAGAGATGCAGAAGATAGAATAAATTCAATAGAATTTGATATAAAAGAAACAGACAGAAAAGAAAATAATAAACTTCTGGAAGATATATCAGACTCCATTAGAAAATTATCTGCTGAACAAGCTGGACTTTTTGCTGTTCTCGGCGGAACAATGGAAAAATCAATAGCAGCTATATCACCAGACTTAATTCCATTTCTTGAAACAATAAAAAATGTTACACAAAAAGCCTGGGGTTGGATGCCATTTAAACAATGGAGAGAAAATAGAAAACAAGCTAAAATAGACAAGAGGAGAGAAAAAGCCAGAGACAAATACTTCAAAGCACAAATGGCCGGAAAGCCAATTAGTATGAGTGAGGCAATGGATCAGGAATTTAAAGACACTGCAGGACATTTTGAAAAACTATCAGCAAATTTCAATTCTGGTTTTGGAATGTTTGGAGAAACCTCTGAACAAATGAAGAAGGCCTATGTAGAAGGCTATATGGGATTAGAGAAATCTCTGGAAAAAAATCAAGGTTTTGGACAAGGTGAATTTGCTAGTGATAAAGAAAAGGAAATGAGGGAAAGTATAGAAAAAAGAAATATAGAATTAGCAGAAGAAAGAACTGCACTAAGTAACCAACAAGCAGAAGCACAAAAAGAATTATTTGCAGAAAAACAAAGATTAAATTCAATTAAAGATAGTTTTGCCGACAGTGGAGAAGATAAAACAGCAAAAGACCATGAACGACGAGAAATAAAAGCAAACATAGAGAAACAAGAAAATATTTTTAAAGAGATAACAGAAAAACTAGAAGACCCAGCTAATCAACAGATAGACTTTAAAGAACTAGAAAAAACACTATCCATAATAGCTTCAAAAGAACAGGGAGATTTTGAAACACAAGAAACAAAAGATGCAGATGAATATCTTTCCAAAATGGAAAAAACACTAGACCAATCTTTTGGAGATCCAAAAACTTTTGCAAAAGATATGGGATTTAGAGGCAGCCCGCCATATCTCGAAACTTTAGTAGAACTATTTGAAAAAGAACATTTACCACTACTAAAAGCTCTAGTAGATAAAACTACAGGAGAATCTACAACTCCTAAAGCTCTAGTAGATAAAACTACAGGAGAATCTACAACTCCTAAAGCTCCAGAAGCACCAGAAATTCCAAATGCCGGTGCTAAACTTGAAAATTTAGGTAGTGGTATACTGGATGGAATCAGATCCTTTATAGACGGATTGACTACAATAGTACAATCTTCATTCAAATTTTTTCAAGCCTTCATAGATGGAATATCTAATGTTATTTCTAAAGTCGCAAAGGTTATATCCAAAACCTTTATTCAACTAATGACAGGTTTAGGACAAGGTATATCAGCTCTATTCACTGCGTTAGGATCTATTCCACTTCCCGCTTTAGCCATTGGTGCAGCTGCCTTAGGAGTTTTAACCTTGTCCTTAATGGGTATGGGATTAGCACTGAAAATGATGGCTCCCTTTGTTACCGCTGTTCTTGGTGGTATGGCAAAAATATTCGGTGCTATAGGCAAAGTTATTAAAGTGGTTGGACAAGTCATAACTAACTTCATGACTACTCTGGTCGATAATATAATTAAACTAACTCAGGTTCCGTTTATGAGTTTCCTCAAACTAGCTGCAGCGTTTGTAGTGTTAGGAGCAGGATTAGGTTACTTTGGACTAACCTCTCAAATAGCAATACCCTCTCTATTAGCACTAGGTGCTGCTTCTTTAGGACTATCTAAACTTTTAGAAGTATTACCACCAGATCAAATGTTTGCTATGGCGAATGGATTCAGAGTACTAGCAGCTGCAGTAAAAAGTTTTGGACTCTCATCACTATTCCTAATCCCAGCTGTAGCTCTACTCACAGCTCTAAGTATGATACCTTTTGCGAATAAACTAGTTGACCTACAACTAAAGAAAGCAAAGGTAGACCAATCAGCATCACCAGAATTGTTTACGGCTGATACTTTACAGGTAGGTTCAGTTAGAACTATAGCAGGAGAAGCTCTTATGTCAGGAAATGATAGAGCAAATCAATTAAATGCGGAAACACAAGTAGGATCTGGAAAGGATATGGAAGGAAAAGCTACAATCGCAACTCAAATGATTAATAATAATGAAACCACGATCATACAACCAAAGACAGCTGTAGATCGTGGCTTCATGGATTCTCTTATCTCAATACAACAACTTACAGTCTAGCTAACCATTAGCTAGCTTTTCAAAATAGGAAACAGTATCATCTTTATCAGCTGATGTAAATTTGTCATCGACTTCAGTACTATCAATAACTTCTGAATCTTTAGTATCAAAGTTTGGTTTACCTTCCCATGGCAATTTTACATCTTCAGCTGTATCAATCTTAGGTTCAACCGAATCCCCACTCAATCCCAAAACGCGAGTCATCTTAGTTTTGAGTTCCTCATAAGTTTTGAATCGACCACCATCAGGATCAGTAAACTCAGCCAATTTATATTGCTTGTTCCAGAGTGCTTCCATTTCTTCATCAGTTTCAAGTAACTGACGTGGCTTATCAAATTCGGACTTATCATAATTAACAAATCCATCATATCGACGTACCTTCAATTTGAAATCAGCACCTTCCCACAAATCAAAACAATAAATCGGATCATCATCTGGAAATTCTGGATACATAACTTCCATAATTTTATCATGAATTCGCTTACCATACTGAAACAATCTAACTTGACCTTCATTCTCTGGTCGTGCTGGATCTTGTAGTACCAGTATGTTAGACACATAGCGAAGACGACGCTTCTGTTTACGTGCTTGTTCCTTACCAGCCTCTGTTCCATTATTCCATAGTTCAGTATTGAATTCTGACACAGGATCTTGCTTACCAATAGTAGTTAAACTATTCTCGATATACCATCCACCCGGCCCTTGAAATCCATGATCCCAAAACTTAGCCCAAGGTAAATCTTCACCTTCAGACGGTGGTAAAAATCTAATTACTGCATATCCATTATCGGACTTATCACGCTGTACATTCCACATTCTATCATCACCAAAACTACGCTCTTGGTTCTGTGACTTCTGAATTTCGTCTGTTAATTTCTGAATGTGCTGCTTTCGGTTCGTTCTCAAACTGTTAAAACTCATATTCTTGTATCCTTGTATTTAGTGTATAATCGTATTTTTCAATATTGTTGTATACTTCAGTATATCAATATCTAAGAACTTTTCATATTTCAGACATCGCTTCTCTATATCAGGCCAACGATAAGTATCAACTAACTCGCGACTGAACTGAGAAAAGAAACCCAAAATATGATTCATAATCACAAATGTTTCAACCGAAACATCTTCTCGATAAAACGATTTCAAGATCACTGGATCTCTACCATCGCTAATTGTAAATAAGTTGTCAAAGTGATTCACACTGTTATTCAAATCAGTAACTTCACTGGTAAATCTATACGTTATACTTTGCATTCGTTTCTTCCACTCCGTGTGGATTGTAGCACCATCCGAAATATATAATCCGCCGTATGAATCACCATTGACAAAATTTGAAAGAAAGTATTCAACTACTTCCTCATCCGAATGCTTTTCACCAATCTTAGTGAAAAGCCACCTATCATTACGTTTATAAAATGTCTCTGGATTCACCTTCACTCTACCGTTGCTACGAAAATAATCGTAGTTTTTAGACGTAAAATGAAGTTTCAAAGCCATATAAACAACATAGGTATCTAATGCATCCATTAAATAGGTAAGACTCCACCTCTAGGGAGAAAATTCAACTCAACTGCTTCTGCTTCAAGTTTCTCTTTTAGGTTTGGTGTAACCAAACTATCCACAATGCTAAGTTCAATATCATGTTCATCACAATAATAAATTATAGAATCAATATATGACATTTCAAAATCCTTTCTAATTTTCTCTATTGCAAAAGTAAATTTGCTTTTATTTTGAATCAATTGATTCATTAACTGCTCTTCCTCAGTCATCAATTCTTTCATACATCTCTACTTTGAAAGTATACCGTACACTACCCATTTCAAAATCGAACCAATAGGTAGCACACGGTATAGTATAGTAAATCATCCTTGTAAAAGTTGTAAAACGCTAGCAGATAACTGTTGTGCTTGTGCCATCAGTGCCATAGCTGTCTGTTGTTCGATTCTATAACTGGTCAACTTAGCCATCTCTGCAGCTTCATCAAAATCATTAATACTTGATATGGATTCCTCATTCATAGAAATCATACGTTCCATATGAGAAATCGTAAAGTCAAATCTTTCGATCTTAGCTAACTGATTAGACCGTTCACCTTCTAATGTAGACAAAGCTGTTTCCAATCTGGTAACTGCATCTTCAGCATTAGCTACAGTATCCAATGCCGATGCTGTGACTGCCTGATTATTAGCATCAGTATAAGCACCAACCTTCAGACCTTCCAGTGTAAGATCACCCAACGCAACACTGACAGTCTGGTCTGTATTAACACCATCAATAACAAAGCTCTTAGTTCCAAATGAACCATCAATCAATTCTGTACCATCATATTCAGTATTCTTGGCTACATAATCAATTTCTTTAGCTAGTTCATTGTATTCATCCACCAGAGCTTGTCGTTGATTAGCTGTCAACTGGTCATCCTGTGCTTCAGCTGCTACCTCTTTCATCTTAATGACAACAGCTGTAATAGCATCGGTTCCAGCTAAAGCAGTTTCTAACAAATCTTGATTCTGTTTGACTACCTTGTTTGCTGTCTGTAAGGTGTGAATAGTGTTGTTGATCCTACCCACTTTAATTTTATCAGCTGAACCAATATCAGCTGTTCCTGACGCCAACCTTGACATTGATTCCTCAATCATCCGAGTTGCTTCTTGATACCTACCCAATGTTTTTGCTGTTAGTCCACTCAACATACAATTTACCTCTTTCATCTTTCATCATGCTTTCACATCTAAGTTAGAACCCCATTTTCTTGGAGCCATAACGTTATTATTTTCTTTGATCTGAACATTGATCATGTGCTTCTCACGTTCATGAGTTGCTAATTCCGTCTTCATACTCAAACGTTCAGATTGTTTAGCAGCTTGAATCTCTAAGAAGACACGATAGTAGTCCACCGAATTCATTTGCTTTACACCATAAGTATTAATCATCTTGCATCTCCTTGTCCAAATATTCTGTAAACACTGTCTTGACCACTTCCGAAACCCATTCCGAAA